TTGTCCGGCTCACAGATATATATGATTATTCCTCCGAGGTGATAAATAAAGGGATTGTTGTTACAAGAGCGTTGAAACTGGATACTTTGCAGTTAAAACGGCTTATGGATATGTCGGTACAAGGCATCTTTTCAGGTAAGCAGAAAATGATACTGTTTGCTTCACAGGATGGAAAGAAATGGTATAAGATAGGGGAAACGCAGGCCAGACGTGTGGGAGCGATAAGAGGAAAGTATTTCAAATACTACCGCATTGCGTTGGAAACAGCACTGACAGCTAAAGAGAACATATCAGGAATACGGCTGATATATGATATCATGCCTGAAAAACGACTAAGATAACGACTTATGAAACAAAAAGGTAAAGTCTTGACAGTATTCCGTCTTGAGGGAGGAAGCGGACAGGAAGCGCAAAGAGAGGAAATCGGGAATAGCAGGAGAGGGGGCGTTGGCCTTCCGTCTTATTTACCGGGAGGAGGTAATGACAACCAGTCTATTTTTGACAAGTCACTGGCGGCTGAAAGTTATGTTGATGCAGTTGATATATGCTCATCAACATTCAATTACCTATATAATTCCGCTTTCTCAGATAAGACAGGATGGGAGTTTTTCAATCTTTCAGATGATGCTTTGGGGGCATATACGGATTTGTATGAGTACCGGAAGTTGCTGCATATTAGCAATGGGGGAGTGTTACAGAAAAACAGCCTCATCAGGAAGCCGGAGAAACATAGGATATTTAATGAGAAGAAAGGAGAACTGACGGAAGAGAACATTTCTATAACTGTTGACTACACGGAAGAATATGATGCTTTGTTTCTTTCAGTGCGGTTCCTTTGTAAATCCTCAGGTGATCTTACAATAGGTTTTACGGATACACAGGGAGATTATGCGTTGAAGACGAAGCATATTGACCAATCGGAGGAATGGCAGGAATATGAACTTTCTGGGAAATGGGCCGGAATTGGTGATTTTTATTTGTCATTTACAGGATTGATAATCGTTGATATCTTGAGGTTGGCGGACAAAGCGTATGATGATCATCGTGAAGAGTTCAGGACATACCAGAGCCAGACCAAGCAGAATCTTGAGCTTATGGTGTCCGCTATAAACGAGTTGAAACGGATGAAATCAGAATATGACAAAAAAATTGAGGAAATATCAAAATCCTTGATCGAGATACGTGGTGAGATACCGGATGTAAGCGGCTTGGAAACCAGTTTGTCCGAACTGGAAAAACGTGTGTCCGCATTGGAAAAAGCCGGTTCCGGAGATGGCACATAGTCCGATCTTTCGGGACCGGCACCGTATCAACTCCAGTCCGTGGGTCTCCTGCCCATCAGTTTTATTCTTGAACGTAAGGCATCACGCAAACCCTCTATGTCACCGGTAAAGAAATTCGCGTATTCTTTCGCCTTTTCCGGAAGTTGGTTATTAAGGACAGCACTCATTACATAATCCACCATCATACGGTGTGCGCAACTTTTGATGGTTTCCGTCATGCTGATATTGAAACTTACAGGCATGGAAAGCTTTAATTCATACATGCCGAAGTCACCAAAAAAGTAAGTCACCTCCGCTTTGCCGTCACTGCCTTCTATCTTTATCCTCTCGTTTGATGAAGGGATATACTCAAACTGCCCGGTACCGGTTACTTGACCAAGCACCTTGTCTGTTGATGTGCTTACCGTTACAGATACGTCTGTAATAACTCGGATGATGTAACTTTGTCCGGGTATAAGGCTGTAAGTTCCCAGTGATCCAGATGATATCGTTTCAGTACTTCGGTTCATTTCGTTGATTCTCTCAAGACGGTTGTCGTCTGTGTCCCGGCCTGTTATCAGATATTGCTGACAGACACGTTTCACCTCACCGAAAGCCTCCGTCATCGCTCTGGCCACAACCGGCTTTGTGGCCTCATCATCAGGTGTCATTACTTCTGATGCAGTTTCTTCTGTATCTTCGCTCTTTTGTAATGAGCGTCCTATCAGATTGCATTGCACCGCTACATCGTTTACTATCTGCTTTTTCAGCAGGCGTATCCAAATTTCTCTTTCTCTCATGGCTTGTATATTAAAGGATTATTATATCTGTCTCTTAATATAACATCTGGACCGGATGGATTTTCTGTTGTAAGCACATCCATGCCTGTGCAACCTATTCCTGTATAAAGGTTGTCTCTGTTGCGTTGTCCGTAGTCTGCATTTCCGGACTGGCTCTGTTGTAACTCATAGTCATTGTTATTGCGCTGTTCGTAGTCGGCTTCTGGTACGATGAATTCTGATCGTTGGTTTAGGGCGGATACTATTTTTTTCAAGTATCCGGATGCACTGGTCCTGTATCCTTCACAAAGTTCTTTATCCGTTGTAGGCTCCAGCCATGCGGCTGCAAGATAATGTGAAGCATACAGTCTCATTGCCGTGCGTATCATGTCCGTGATACCTTCATCCATGCGTATGAAGTTTTTGAATTCAATGATAATTTCATTCCCGGAAGAGGTCATGTTTATATCATTACTGTCTTTAATCTTGCGCCGAAGCTCGCCTTCCGCTTCATTTACTGCGGCGGTAAGATAAAGATCCAGTACAGCTTCATTGTCTTCTGTTGCTGCTATATCTGGATAATTACCGCCGGCTTTTCCTGCCCGGGCTGTAAGCGCAATGACATATTTGAATATTTCCGGTTTGTTTATGGATGTTTTCATAAGTCTTAACTGTTGCAAAGTGCATATTCTTTGGTCATTTTCTTATAATTGTCAAATGCTTTTTCAAATTCTTTCTTCTCATCTATCTTCTGTGAGTTCCATGGAATGAAGGAAGCGATGGATTCGAGTGCGTATTTCCAGTTCCCCTTGAAGCAGATGGCACGGTCGTCTAAATATATGTCGGCTATGGGCTTTCCGGAATTGCTGCCTTTAGACTGATCCGGGTTTTCGTTTATGTAATCATAAGTGATGTGATTGTCATTCAGGTATTTCTTTAATTTGGAACTGGCGGTGCGTGTTGTGAAAATGATGATTGTGAATCCTTTCTTTTTTAGGACTTCCATGGCACTTTGTACACCATCAATCGGATCACCGAAGATGTCATTACCTTTAAATCCGTCGTATTGTGCTATGACTCCGTCAAAATCCACACATATTGTTTTCTTTTCCATATAAAAAACGATTAATAGTACAAATATAATCTCATCTGCCGTATCTGCTTTGATATAATGCTGACTGCATTATATACATTCGTCCAGTTCTTATTAAGCTATTTTTGTCGTAAAAGAATAATGAACATGCGCGATAACGAACAAATATCTGACTCCTTGCTTTACGGGCATCGAAAATTCGACGGACAGCGGCGGGCCGAGAGATGGCTGCATGTAGCCTATAATGCATATTGCCGTCTTGCTCCTTTCAGAAAGATGCGTGCCGAATGCAAATCGTATGCCTACGGAAAACAGTATGAGAGGCAGATTGTTTACAACGGGCGGCATATAACGAAGGAGCAATATCTTAAGGAGAAGGGTATACCTGCATTGCAGACCAACATATTGGGTAAGATCAAACGGGTCGTACAAGGGCAGTTCAGAATGAACGATACCGCGCCGGTATGCAATGCTGTTGATCCGGAGGAGAAGGAATATGCGGACATTATGTCAGCCTTACTCCGGCAGAACATGAAGCTCAACAGGCGTTCAGAACTGGATGCGCGTACTTTTGAGGAATATCTTATATCCGGTCTGCCTATATATAAAATTTCATGGGCTTATCGTCGTGGAAAACTGGACGTGTTCACTGATTATGTAAATCCGAACTTTGTATTCTTTCCTGACAGTCTTGATTTCAATCTTGCAGACATACGGTTTTGTGGTCTCCTTCATGATCTTGACTTCTCCGAGGTGCTTGCTTTGTTCTCACATTCGGATTCTGATGATATAAAGTTGAAGGAGATATATAACCATTGCCTTGATAATGAATATATCGCCTCGCAGTTCAGCCGTGACACACGCACGTCACAGATTGAATCCACCGATTTCTACTATCCTTCGGAATTCGGAAAATGCCGTGTTATTGAATTATGGACGAAGGAGAGGAGGAAGGCCTGGTTTTGTAATGATCCCTTGGAGAGTGAGCCTTATTTTGTTCCTTATGATCAGAAAGAGAGCATTAAGGAAATAAACCGTAGCCGTCTTGAACTTAATATAAAACGTAATCCTGATGGATCCCCCATGCTAGATACGGACGGGGCTCCCGTTACATTCATGGATCCGGATAAATATGCGGCTGAGAATCTGATCACTTATGAACGGAGAATCGAGACGTATTGGTATTACCGTTATCTTTCCCCGGACGGATTTGTGCTGGAGGAAGGACAAAGTCCGTATTGGAATGGATCCGAATCTTTCCATCCGTTTGTGTTCAAACCATATCCTTATATTGACGGAGAATTTCATCCGTTCATATCTGAAATTATCCCGTCTCAGGAATATTTCAATTACTACATGGTAGCCCTTGATTTTTATATTCGTAATGCGGCCAAGGGTGTGTTGATGATAGATGAACAGTCCTTGTCTGACAACATGAGTATAGAGGATATAGCGGAGCAGTATGTGAAGAGTAACGGTGTAATATTATATACAAGCAAAAGATCTGGCAATGCCCCTGATACAAAGACCGCATCATCCATCCCGGGAGGATTCGATTATATCATACAACTGTCACGCTCCATGGTGGAGGACGTGTCAGGAGTTCAGGCGGCACTACAAGGTAAATCGGGAAGTTCCGAGAGCGGTGTGCTTTATCAGGCAAAGGCCGCACAGGCCTCATCATCCATACTGGATCTTATAAATACATTCAACTCATTTCTTACTGAAGTGGCATATAAGGTAGTAAAGGTGATGCAATGTTTCTATACAGGTCCGAAAGCGGTCAATGTCGCCGGTGAATCCATTCCCTATAATATGGATACAATGTATGATATTGACATTGATATCTCAATTAGCGAGGATAGCGACAGCCCGGTATATAGGGCATTGACAAACCAGCTTTTAATGGCACAGGCTGAGAAGGGGCTTATACCGTTCAAGGCGGCATTGGAAGCCGGTAATTTCCCGAACTCCAGTAAGATTATAGCGGTACTGGAAAGATATGAGAAGCAGTTACAGGAGCAGCAGGCAGCGCAACAGATGATGTCGTAAGTAGTGATTGGAAATTTTAATATTTCTTATAATGATGGA